GGGCGGGGTAATCGGGCGTGACGCGTCACGTTAATAGGGTGGGTTCTGCAGGACGGAGCGCTGCATGCCACTACGTGGCGCGGGCGAGAAGGGGTCGCAATTGTCATGCCCCGATCCAGCGCTTGAAGGGACTCAAACAAGGGCTTTGCCTGCCGATACCCTGTCAGGGGCGCACATGACGAAGTGGGCGATTGCTCGTACCCCACAGCGCTTAGCTCGCACGTCAGTAGCCGCTGCATCAGAAGGGGCGAGGAAGGAGAATTGCATGCAACTTTACAAAACAAGAGCTGCCATTCGGCTTGCCGAGCGAGCCGTGATTGGGCGGACTTGGCTCTGGGAAGAGGATGGAGTGCCGCAGGATAGCCGGCTGATAGCGCTTGCCGAAGAGTTTCTGGTCGCGCCGTGGCTTGTTCAGGCAGGTCTCAAGGTGATCTGGCAACGACTTGTCTGGATGGTCGTCCTGACTTCGATCGTGGCATGCGCCTTATGGTTCATTGAGCCGACTTTCCGGCAGGAAATGGTAATAGCGTCGTTCATTGTCGGCGCAACATGTGTGTACTTCGGTTTGCCAAGCAGAACCATTTTCTCTGGGTTGTCAGCCAAGTCGGTTGCCAGTCTGACAAAGCAGCTGAATGGCCTAGGCGAGACGTCAGCCGAGCTGGATCGACTCGAAAGAGGCGTACAACTAATAAAGGTTCAATCCGTAGACAGGCTGGGTCGTTTCAATGTCTTCGCCGGAATTCTCTGGGCGGCATTCTTTTGGTTCGTTGGATCACGACTCCTATCCCCCAGTGTAAGCACTGAGGTATTCCGGGAAAGCGCAGTCCCGGTGGTGTTCGGTGGTGCAGCCTTTTTCGCCCTTATGAGTGTGTCGGCCGCATATGCAGCAGCCGTGAGAATTGTATTTCTTGCCTTAGACTTCGCACTTCTGGATGCAAAGACCACCACAGTCGCCACCTCACCCGCACCCTCGAACCTGCGAACGGATGCACCGGGAGACGGGTTATAGAGCCCCATGGATCCCAGTCGCGTACTGATAACCACGCCATTCCCGCAGCCCCCCCCCCAACTGGGGAATGTCGAGCCCAGCAAACTGCTTAATTTGCGCAGTCAACATGTCTCGTTCTGTTGACTTGGATCACAAAGATCCCTCTAATCTACGCAAGGGCGTCGGGCGACGAGCTCTGACGCTAGGGATGCAAGGAAGGAGTTCGGGCATCATCGCTTGCTTTATGGTTACTGCCCCGTTGGCAGAGTAAGCGATGCCTGAGATGTCTGCGAGATAATGCCGGATGCAGTGCTTGGGTGTCACAGGGTCGCCCTAAGTGGAACTCCGCCTTCTTGGTTCTCGCAAATATTTACATCCGTTAGGTGCTGCAGGTATAGAGATATGAGCGTCCTAAGCGGCGTTTTGGTATTCGAGCAGCTCTAGGGGGGGGTGAAGCCTGGCGACCCTTTTAAGCGCCAGCCATTAGTCGGAGAGTAGTCATGGGCATTAAGCCAGGTCCCAAGCGCATTGCCAAGTCGACAGGAAAACCCGACCAGCGCCAGCGCGACAACAAAAAGACGCCCAGCAACACGCCTAGCCTTAAGCCGCACAAGCACAAAAAGGGCGATTAGCGGAGCTAAAAAGGCCAACACCTAACGACACAGCGCCAGCTTGGACATGAATGAGGAGCCTTCGGTGTTAGGCCAGAGGATCTCCTCCCGCTTTTGGCCAGAGAGTAGAGTGGGGTGGCCGCTAATGGCGGTGTCATTGCACGTGGAAAATTGGGCGCTTGACCGAGGCGTCACCTAGTCCATGGTAACGAAGGGGCGATTGTTACGACGGTAGAATCGGCACTTCAGTTCATTGAGGTGCTCGAAATGCAGGACCCTGTTCGCGAAATCGCCCCGACTCAGTACTCGAAGCTGCACTTGGCGCACGCCCACTTTGATGCCGCATGCAAAGCGTTCCTCTCTGATGGACATCCCGCGGTGGTGATCACCTTGGCTGGAGTTGCCGAAGAGATTTACGGCCAGGCGTTGCTTCAAGGGTTCGGCGTTGTGGGCGATCATCCTGCGCCTAGATTTGTCGATGAAATCGTTCGCTTCGGTGCCGAGAAGGGCGACTCAAGAAATGAACAGCAGATCAAACAGTTCCTCTATGAAGCCAAGAACGGCGTGAAGCACGCACGGGACATTAAAGAAATGGTTTCCATTGAGCCTGCGCACGCTTGGAACCTACTCTTGGGAGCAATGATGAACCGGAATCGCATCGGCATCGAAATACAGGGCGACGCAGCAGAGGTGGCGCGGCGCATAGCGAGCGCTCTTGGTCGGTTAGATGACCTCGATGGGGTGTTGTAGGGGCGGCGCCCCTAAGGAATCACCTCTCACTCGCTAGCGGCGCCTCGGCCCCGGCGCTGGCTGGTCACCTTTTGGCGGCTCGGCGTCGGGTCCGGAACTGTCGATCAACGGCGCCGAATAGCAGTTGCTGCCAGCTTCCGCCAAACCGCCTTTCCCTCTCGACTGATTGCGCGCGCCTCACCAACGATCCCCAAGACACGCGCCAAAGGCAGTTGACGTCAGGCTAATCGTGGATTTCTGCGTCGATCAGCTCAAGGAATCGATTGCACTTGGTCTCAACCATCGACGCAAATTCGAGGGTTCTCTCCCAACCCTGGATGAGCCCGGCAGAGACCACTGCATCATCATCGACATCACTCGGGGAGAAGACCGCCGGGGTGTCGAACATGTAACGAACCGCGCGCATCGAGTGACACGCATTCACATAAGTTCTGATTGCTTCGTGGGGCAAATGGGAGAACATTTCGCTGGAGAAATTGACGTGCTGCACACTCATCAACGCGGATTCCATGGATATACGCATCCGTCTCCACGTCCTCTCCGAAGCCGGACGCTGAAGAAATCGCCTCATCACCAAGGCAACCGTACTTGGGTCCACCATGAGGGAGCGCGCAGCAATAAGGTGCCCAGCCCTCATTCGATCTTCATTTCTCGCGCGCTCATCCTCCCTCTTTCTGGCGTTCTTCGCCGACTGCACGGCAATAACAGTAGCCATTGCACCAATCACCCAAGTGCCGATTGCAGCCGTCCAATCCGCAGAATTCCCTGTATCGAAGCACTTCAGAGGAATCTGGCCGCCAATGAGCGCAACGGTGGTAATCGCCACCCCAAGGCCGAACCCGGAGAAGAAGAGAAATGTTATAGATGCCTGGCTCAGGGTCACGCTGAACTTAATACCCATGCCACCCCCTGTGGCGCCCAAGATGAAGGGGGGATTCTCGCATGATCGAGTCCCTTCTTGCCTTCGCGCTGCTGGCGGCCATCGTGGTCGCGTCCATTGGCGGCGCTCGCATCGTTTCGTGGCTGCTAGACCGACGTGACTACGCCGCCTCGCAGCAGTCCAGCGAAGCCCAGGTCGTCGCACTCGCAAAGCCTGAGATTGCCGCCAACAAGTGCGGTGATCTTCTGGCCGCCGCTCGCTACGCCCAAGAGCAGGAGCGCGCCGCATGAGAAGGTATCCCTCGTTCGCCGAGTTGGCCGAGATTGATATGGGTCTCACAGCGTGCACTGTGTTGGTCGCGCTCGTTCTCGGTGTGGCCGTCGCCTCCATCGGCATCGAACAGGCATGGCCGGGGACTGAGGCCACAGGCAAGAGCCGAGCCAGAGGCCCAGCCATTGCCGTGCGGAGGAGGCGAAGGCTCGGCTTCGGCCGATCCTTGATTTCGCATAATGTATATTATGTTCTATGCTGCGTGGCTGGCTGGCGCAGTTCTTGCGTCAGCCTCGGCTCCTTCTCTGGCATGGAGCCTGATCGTGCGTAATCGGAACCTAACCGGCCCTTGGGCCGGTTTTTCGTTTAAGGCTGGCCGACTGGTCACCCCCGAAGGCCGTGAGCTGGAACCGCAGGATTTGGCTTGGCTCTCTCTGATGGCAGCACAGGCGCAGGAATGGCGTCGGATGATGGAGATTGCCCGAGGCGGCCAGAAACGGCCGTTCGGGCGTGCCAGCATCGTTGACCTGGCCGAGGTTGCCCATCGCCGCGCGAAGCGGTCTTCCGGGGCGATGGCTGGCCCTGACGCCGATCCTGTGGCGGGTGTCCTGCCGGTACCGGGGCCGAAACGTCGCCAGCGCGTGTGAGGCGTTTCCGTAGGGGCGCCGCCCCTACACCCCGGCGTGATGGGTCACGCTATTCACTTGCAGGCTGCCCAGACCTTGTCATCCATGCGTCGACTCAATTCGAAGGACCGCCGCATGCCAACTGCTTCGTACACCCGCGCACGCTCCGCCTTGGCGGCCTCGCACGCGTTGGGGTCTCTGTACTGCGAAATATGGTGGAGGCGCGCTCCTCCACCATTGTTGTTGCGGTACGCCGGATTCGCGCGGACTGGGCGCGGCGCGATTGCAGCTGCGTTCTGTTGACGAATGTTGTCCAGGCGTTGCTCGTTCTCGATCACAGAGGCAGATCGCGGCGCTACATCAACAGTCCACGTCTTAGCGGCCTCGCCACTGGCGCAGGGCTGGGATTGGTATTCAGTGCCAGCCTTGGTTACGCACTTGTAAACCTGCTGGGCCACCGATGGCACGGCAAGCGCGCACAGCAGCAATCCGGCTGCAATCCTTGTGAACATAGCTTCCCCCTGATGCTGGGCGAAGCTTACCCCTCAGATGGCGAAGGCCACAAGAATCGCCAGATGGCCCACGTAGTAGCCGTAGAAGGCCCACCGGCCCCGTGGCAGCTGCCAGCGCACCCCGGACAGGGCCACGACCACCGGAAGCGCCACCAAGGCCCACAGGTTGCCGTTGAACAGGCACAGCGGCACGAACCCGGCCAGCACCAGCAGCGGTCGGCCCGTACGAAACCCGAACCACGCCAGCAGCACGAAGGCCACGCCGGACCACTGGTAGTCCACGAATGCCGGCATCACCGCCGCGGCGAATGCCAGAACAACCCATCGGCGTTCGCTGGCCGCATAGACCGCAGCGGCACACAGCGCAAACGTCAGCAGGATGTTGAGCGGCAACCAGTAGCCGAACGCCAGTGCATGCACCGGCTGGGCGATGGCGCCCCACATGGCAAGCCTGCGCACGGACTTGACCACATCGGCGCCGGGCTGGGCGAGGTTGTACGCCATCACCAGCGCGAACAGAGGGAAGGCCACCCGCCCCGCTTCGCTGAGACCTGGCACGTACCCGCCGTAGATCACCTTGGCGACGTGATCCCCGGTCATGAGGATCACGGCCAGCCACTTCAACAGTTCGCGTGCGCTGCTGGTCATAGGAGGTTGGGCGCCGTGGAGGTGGTCAGGAAGGTGCTGGTTTCATGCGCCTTAGATTCGGGGAACGTGCCTGATGCGCGCTCCACGTGCTGCATCACCGCCCCGCCCGCCTCGCTGCGGATACGGCGGGATTCCTCCTGATAGTGGGCCGACTGCTGGTAGTCGTTCATGCGTCGCGCCTCAGCCTGATTCGTGTCGAGGAACGGCTCGTACTGACCCTCGCGCGCAACGAGCCTGCATTGCTGCTGATCCATCACGTACGTGGTGCCCTGCTCCGTCTTGCAGCTGCATCGCCCGATCTGATGCTCGCCCATGGCATCCAGCCCATCGCCAGAGGCCATGCAGTAGACCCGTGGCGGCTGGTTGGTGGGAACCGTCAGCGAGTCGTAAGCGGGCGCCGTCCACGGCTGTCCGTCAACTCGCGGTGTCATCCACGCCACGTAGTCGCTGGAACGCGTCGCCGAGGGTGGTTCGGCTTGCGGCGCGGCTGCGACCGTCGCTCCCGCTCCGTTCTCCGCCGCTTGCTGCGCCGATGCCTGGGGCTGGGCAGTGTCCAACTCCCCTCTAAGCTGGGAATTCACGCGATTCACGGACCACCATGCACCGTAGATCACCACGGCCAGCAGCAGGAATGCAGCCGGGTAGTACCACGGGATGTTCTTCTCGCTGGTGTCCATCACGGTGGACTCATAGAGCCCCATAGGCCGCTTAGGCAACTTCACCCGCTTCAAGATCAGCGGATGGCCCTTTTCAGGGTTCTTCTCGTAACGGTCGAACGTGCGCAGGTGCGCGAACGGCAAGCCGAACCGGCGCCGCACATGTACGTGCCGTTCAATGAGGTCCTGCACGAAGTCGTCGCACTGCCGATCCGGCGACTGGCTGACGAAAATGAAGTCGAGGCCGCGATGGCGATGCTTTGCCAGCTGTTCGACGTGATGCGGCACGGCAGAGCCGGGGCGCCGCTTGGGAAGCATTCCATGCTCGTATGCCTCATCCACCACGCACACCGCGCCGTCAGGCAGGAAGTTCGGCCAGTCGCAGAACTCTTCCGGGGTCATGGGCAACATGCGTGCTTCGTCGTGCTTGAAGCCACGCACGTTGCAGACGTAGACCAACCGACCCTCATTGAGGAAGTCGATGGCGTGGTCGATTGCGTGCAGAGTTTTGCCGTGTCCAGGCTGGCCCGTGTACCAGTAGATCATTCCTTGGTCACTCCCAGCTGCTGTGCTGCCGAGGTCGGCATCGGAATGATCTTGAACATGAAGCGCACCGAGAGAGCCGACAGGATCATGGTCATGAACTGATCGAAGCCAACGGCACCCATGAAGTTATGCGCCCAATCCGGCAGGCCGCCCATGTAGTTGCTGATGAAGCTTTTCAGCTGTGGCAACACCTGATTCATGGATACCAGGGTGATGCCGGCAGCACTCAGGCCCTTGGTCACGATACGGCCGACGCCGCCGAACAGAACGGTCCAGACCAGATTGACGCCGCGAGTGATCCACTCCCAAACCATGCTCATCACGAATCTCCGAAGACAATGCGGAACGAAATGAATGCCCCCATGAGCAGCATCACGGCGCGCATGGCTGCGACCAGCTGACACCACCACGTGGTGCTATCCAGTGACACAGAACCGAACTTCCCAAAGTCGAGCGTGCCGAACGTGGGACAGGAGCCGCCTCCGAAGCCACTGGTATCGATCAGGCTGGAATCGAACTTCCATGAGAACTTGCCGGGACCGTCAACGTCCTCGGCGCCTGCATGCGGGTTGCCGATGCTGCCCTGCCCCTCACCGGGCCGACCGGAACACAGCTGTGCACGCTGGGCGCGAAGCTGGTTGGCCTGCACCGTGTCGCCCTCAACGCTGAAAGGTGCATCGCAGTTCCCAACGTCGCCAGTGACCTTTCCGCCGTTGGCCTTCTCCGCCGCGCAGCGAGTAGCCCAAGTCTGCATTGCGATCATGCCGAGAATGGCATCGCCGCCCGTTGCCGGGGGTGACGCGCAGTTGCCTCCACCACTGGCGGTGTTCCCATTCCCCTCGCCCTTCTCACCATTGCCGTTGCTACCACCTGCACCGGGGCCAGAGCCATCGCCAGGTGTCGGTGTATTGCCGTTAGGCGCGCCCTCGTTCTTGTAGCCGTTGAAATTGTTGGTGGTGTTGCCGTTGTTGTTGGTGATGCTGCCGCCCTGGCCCGTCGGCTTCCAATCCTCCCCGGGACGATTCGTCGGAGGGTTCACCGCTGTGTTTGGTGCACTGATGCTCGCCGCCTCAGTGCGAGAGTTGTTGGTCGCGGTGTGGCCAGTCTTGTTCGACGTATCAGCGGCGCAGGTGCGGAAGCCGGACGCGGTGCTGATGCACGTCTTATCTTTCGATTTGCACACCTGATAGCTGCCCGCCTGGTGGCAGTACTCATCCTTGTTCTCGGGCTTCGGCGGCGTATTGTCCGGAATGCAGACAGCCCCCGTAGCCCGCCAGGTGCCGGAGCGAATCGAAATGGCATTCGGATTGCCGTTCTCACGTAGTGAGAAATCTGTGCCGGGGTCGAGGTTCGGCGCGACCTTGCAGCCGTTGTCGCAGACGCCGCCTGAATACATCGTGCCGTTGATCATCCCGGCCTGGCCGTCTACACGCGTCTTGCACGTTCTATCGCAATCGTACGGCTTGAAGGTGATATAGCCGCCGTTGGTTGCGAGCAAGCCGACAGCACAGGACCCGTCATAGATTTTGCCCAGATCAACACATTGCTTCGCTGAGTTTCCTGCGTCGAACATCGGACTCTCACGGCAAGCGATTGCCGCCTGCCCGGCGTCGTCTGCGAATGCCAGGGGCGCTGCCAGCATCGACACCACAAGGCACACCATCAGCGCTACGAATCGAATGCGAGCCATAGCGCCCCCAGTACAGCCACGATCACGAAATAGCCCATAAGACCCCCAAAAAAGTAGGGGCGACGTGCGCCCCTACTTGGCCTGCTTGATGTTCCCCCACAGCAGAAACAGCCCCTTCACCGCTGCGAGAACCGAGAGGATTCCCGCGATGACCTCAGCGGCCGTCGCGAGATACCCCATGATTGCGACTACGACGGGCACGACACCCGCCCCCGGTTACTTGGCGCGCTTGATCATCGACCACAGCAGGAACAGGCCCAGCACACCGGCCAGCACGACCAGAATGCCGCTGACGCTGGACTTGCCGTTGGTGATTTCGGCGGTGATGGCCTCAGCCGGGCCGCCACTGGCGAGCGCGGCGCCGCTGGCGACCATGGCGGTGGCACCGGCAGCGACCTTGGTGCCGGTCGAGCGGGCGAACGAAACGACGTTGCTGGCGATCTTGTTCATGTTCATATCGGTACTCTCTTGGGTGGGTTAGAACCGCTCACGGGACACACGGGCGAACTGTCTGAAAACGACGCCCAGTGCCCAGCAGGCCGCGATTGCAAATGCGACTTGCGTACCCTCAGCCAGCGTGAGCGGCGGTAAGACTGGCTGAGGGTTTTCGATCCAGACCGGCACAGCGCAGACGCCATCGGTGCCGATGTTCTGGACCGCACACGACTGGATGTAGACCGGCTCTGGCATGGGTTAGCCCTGCGCCACAGGGCGCGAAGGTGCCTTGGGAATGGCGCGCAGAACGGTGAACTTGCTCAGCGACGCGACGCCCTTGTTGACCTGCAACATGGATTCAATGTCGAGCTCGTACTCGCCTTCGGGGTAACCCGGCTGGCCCTTGTCCAGGCGCACATCGAACGGGTAGGCAAAGCCGCCCGTTTCCAGCTTGGCCTTCTGCTTGCGGGTGGTGTACTCGACGTTGTCACCGGCATCGTTCTTGAAGCTGCCGCCGCGCTCATCAATTTCGTTCTTCAGGACAGTGACCTTGACGCTCATGTGTAGTTACCCCTTTCAGGTTGGTTGTATGACCACGCTTGTGGCCCAGTTCGCTGCTACGTCTCCTGTTGCCCACTTCGGCAGCTTTGGCGAAGTGCAGGATTTGAAGACCGCCACCGCCACTTCTTCATCTGGGCAGGTGCGGAACACGAAATTGACGAAGCCACCGTATTGGCGCTTGAAGTGGCGACATGCGCTCTTGAACGTGGCAACCGCCGCCGCTTTGGTGACGTCAATGCGGGACGAAATGCAGCGCAGGAAGCGCAACACGGGATACGCGCCCAGCAGGTACGCGGCAGGATCCCGGAGCAGGTCGAGAGGCAATTCCTTACGATTGGAGGCGCGGAACTGTGCTTCGTAGCGCACCCACGGTGAGGCCTTGTCGCCCAGTTCCCGACCTTTCTCATAGACACGCAACTGCTTTTCCGACTTCTTGCCGCCGACGTACAGGGTCTTGCCGTCCCCACTGTCGTAGTCGTCAACCAGCTGCGCTTTGGGGCGCTGACCACGATTGTCGAACTCGCCTTCGTCGTACCACTTCTGTGCCAGGCGCAAGGGGTACTTGCCCATCAAATCGTCGGCGCATACATCAAGGCGGGTGATCCTTCCGCCGCAGCTTTCGAGCTTCGCTCGAAGCTCCAGCCACCGCTGCGCATGGCCGCAGCGCGCTGCGGCTATCGATTTGCACCCTTCGCCGGTTAGCTCGATACGAGCGGTATAGGTGCCATCGGCACGGCGGCAGTTGTCGCCACCCAACTCGATCATGCCGACGAACTTCTTTTCGGCGTTGATGATCTTGACGCGCCACAGGTAGAAGCGCCCTCCCCCGGCTACTTCATCCAGTTCAAGGCCAAGCCCAGCGAAGAACCAGCAGAACATCTGCAACGCGACGACACGGGCGTTATCGGCGCTGTAGTCGATCCAGTTGCGGACCTCTTCAAACGAGTCTCCGTCGCGGAAGGCCAGTTCGTTGAGGACCGCGAACATGTCGACGGAGGCGGAAAACCAGTCGATGCCGACCGTCAGGGTTCCCTCGGGGTTCCTGAATTCACTGACTCCCCTGTTAGACGAGGGGAGTCCCGACCCGGCCAGCACCGCGCGATCACCGGCCATTGGCAGCGCTCCGGACGCGGGAAATGCGACGGCGACGCAGCTGCACCCTCACGTAGTGCCGCAGGAGATGCCAGAACACATCCCAATCGATCAGCGAAAGAACGAAAAAGACGGTAATCAGCAGGCACATGCCGGAGAAGACCAGCATCAGCTGATCCCAATGCGCCTTGTTGATGACGAAGCACTCAGCGGGCATTGGCCGGCTCCTGCTGCTCGGCTAGGCGTGCAGCGCCCAGCAGATCACCGCGCCTGGTAGCGGCGATTTCGGCCTGATAGAGGGTTTCGTCATCCGGGGTCCAGCCAGTTGACGCCAGTTCGGCGCGTGCCTGAGATACGAAGGCGGCTTCGCGTGCAGCACGGCGGGACGACTCCCCTGCCCGACAGATGCACCACGAGGCCAGCCTGACCAGCCCGAAAGAGACGGCTGCGATAGAACCCAGCAGCGCGACGGAAATGAGTGCATCCATGTGCAAGCCCCTCCCCCAAGCCCCTACCCCAAGGGAACCCGCCAGCGGCCTTGGGGTGCCGGTGGCGGGTGTTACCTGTTAGGTAACAGGGACGCATGTAAACTCACGGGTAACGCTCGTGTCAACTGGTGAGTAACATGCAGACGCTAAATAAAGTTCTTGACATGGCTCGCGGAATGTGTAGTCGCGACAGTGATAGGGCGCTGGCCCAAGCACTGAAAGTGACGCCCACCACCATCCTTGGATGGCGCAACGGCAGCAGACGCATCACGGATGAGCACCTGATGGCAGTGATCGACAAAGCACAGGCAGACCCCGCCCTGGCGGTGCTTATTCGTCAGGAAACGGCGGAGACGCGCGCAGAGAAAAAGGGCTGGGCAACACTGTGGGACAGGCTAAGCGCGGCGGCGGCAGTGTTGGTGCTGGTAGTGCTCGCAGCACCCGGCGTCGCACGCGCAAAGTCCTTTGAAATCAAGGGCATGGAAGCGGGCAGTGCCGCAGTCTGTATATTATGTTCGCAGCATGTGGGCCAGACTGGCACGGAGCTTGCCTCGACCCTTGGCCCTGCTGTGGCATGGAGCCTGATTGTGCGTGATCGCAACCTAACCGGCCCTTGGGCCGGTTTTTCGTTTAAGGCTGGCCGACTGGTCACACCCGAGGGCCGTGAGCTGGAACCGCAGGATCTGGCTTGGCTCTCACTGCTGGCGGCACAGGCGCAGGAATGGCGCCGGATGATGGAGATTGCCCGAGGCGGTCAGAAACGGCCGTTTGGGCGTGCCGGCATCGTTGACCTGGCTGAGGTTGCTCATCGGCGCGCAAAGCGGTCTTCCGGGGTGGTCGCTGGTCCCGACGCCGACCCGGTTGCAGGTGTCCTGCCGGCACCGGGGCCGAGGCCTCGCCAGCGCGTGTGAGGCGTTTCCGTAGGGGCGCTGCCCCTACACCCCGTAGAATGGCCTCCGGATTGCTTGGGGGGCCATAGATGGCGAATTCAACGGGTTTGGTCTGGAAAGTCGCACTTGGGGTGTTCGTCGGTGGTAGCGCGCTACTGCTTGCGACATGTGGTGTCCTGGGCTTAGCGGGACACGCTGTCATGAAGGAACAGGAGCGAGCCGGAGAAGCGCTCGCTCGCCAGATGACTCAGACCGTGCCAATCAGTGAGGTCCGCGAGAGGCGCGAAGCCGCAGAACGAGAGAAGCGGCCGAAGGCCCTGCCTCCGGGGCATCGCTGCATCAATGGACAGACCTTTCGCCGAATCGAGAATGGCTGGGCACAGGTGTCATCCACATGCGCCCCGTGATGCGTCACGTTAATCAGAAGGTGGCCGGATAAGGCGGCGTCTCTGGGAACGTCCCCATGGGGCGCTTCCCAACCTCAACCAGTGCATGTGGTGACTTCTCAGGCGTGCCAGATGGCGCAGACTGAGCGATGCCGCGAGCTGGGTGATCCTGACTCGACTCCGATTCCTGGCGTGGTGCGCGATACGGATTGTAGGCTGGGCCATCGCGCGCGATCGCTACGCACACAGGGATCGAGATCTTAGCCTTGGTGCCCTGCTCCGTTATGCAGGTGCAAGTGGTGTCCTGCTCGGTGGTGCCGGAGGCCATGCAGTACAGCTCGGGCTGCGATTGCACAGTTCGATCATCGAAGACGGGTGCAGACCACGGTTGGAACTCCACACGTGGCTTGTGTTTTTGCACGTACTCTTCGCGGGTGAGGGGCCGTGCCGCCGGCATGCCCGCGCCCAAGGGCGCCAGGGCACCTGCCGCCGGCAAAGCTCCGGCCCCCTGCTCTTCCTTTTTCGCAGCTTGTGCGTTGGAGGGTTTGATCAGGAACAGCCATCCCAGCCACAGGATGGCTATCAAGGCGACCGCTACTGACAGGCCCTGCCAGACTCGCTTCGGCACCTTGAACTTGTGACTGGCCGTGTGCAGCGTTGCGCTGCGATATCTGTCATAGAGGTTCTTCGGGTAGACCCAGATTTCTTCCTCGGCCTTGTCGCGAATCCGTTCGTCGTAGGGATCAGCCTGCACGCGGGTCCACGTCAGAACACCAGCCCGCTGCATGCCAAACGCACGATTCATGTGGGTATGCGAGCCGATCAGGCTGCGCACCTGGTGGTGGATCTTGCTAGGCCACTGGGTAACGAACACCAGATCGAAACCACGATGTCGGTGCGTGGACATCGAGCGAATACGTGGATCTTCCGATTCACCCGGCTTGCCGGTGGACGGGAACAGCCTGCCATAGCGTTCCAGCCCCTGAGTGTTGCCGTCGGAATGGGCCTCGTCGTACAGCACGAAGGATCCATCGGGAAGCTGGGTCCAGTCGTTGTGGTCAGGCAGCTTTTCGAACCATGGGAAGGCGTCCGGATTCTCCTCAGTGGTTGCGCCTGCGACGTTGGTGAAGAATCGTCGCGGCTGCGCCTTGCCTTCTTTGACGGCCTGCTGGTTCTGCTCGTAGAACTCCTGCGCCATGCTCATGGCGCGCAGGGTCTTGCCGTTGCCGGGCTGGCCGGAAATGAGATACATCATTTGGATGCGGCCTTCTGAACTGCGACTTTGCCAGCGTCAATCACGACCTTGGTGACCATGGCAGAGCCAACGATGGTGATGGCCTCCCCTGCCCCTGCGAGCAGCAGCACATTGGCGAGGTCACCGGAAATGCCGCCCCAGTAGGAGACGACAAGGTTCAATGCTGATTTGACCAGCGGAAGCAGCGCGGCGCCGGTCGCAAGCCCGAGGCCCGCGCCGGTCAAAACACGTGCGAGAGAGTTGCCCAGGAGCTGGACAAGGAAGGCGGCAAGCCAAGGCATTATCTTCTGAGCCCCAGAACGATGTAGGCAGCAACGATGGCCGCGAATGCGATCACCATGCCGCGGATGTACCGAGAGAAATCACACAGCGGCTTGAACTCGAAAACCATGGCGGCGCTGTAGCCGCCGAGCGATACATTGATGGTCCGAGGTGACGGGCAAGATCCGCCCCCTAGACCGCTGGACCACTGCCCTTGGTAGCTGCCCGGAATGGGTGGATCCATGTAGGGCATCGGCACATCGCCCGGATACTGCGGATCGCCCGGGAGGCTGGGGTTCTCGCCGCCATCGCCATCACCATCACCATCTCCGTCCCCGTCGCCATCTCCAACTCCATCCCCGCTGCCACCGCCGCCGCCGTCACCGCCC